CAACAGCCTTCTAAGCTGTAGGTCGTAGGTTCGAATCCTACTTGGGACGCTGCTGAAAAGCCTTGTGAACACTACGTTCATAAGGTTTTTTATTTTTGCTTAGTATCTTTAGGTCTCGAAAAAGATACCAATAGGATACCATTTTAAGCTTTTTTGAAAAGGTCATTGAAATGCTTAGCGGAACTTTGCTCAGCTTCTTGTAGAACGTGTCCGTAAGTATCCATGGTTGTGCTGATCTTAGAATGGCCTAAACGCTCCTGGATGATCTTCGCATGGACTCCTTGATTAATTAACAAGGTGGCTGAGGTATGCCTGAGATCATGGAACCGTATCCTTTTCAATTCACTATTTTGTTTTTTATTCAAGAAACGTATCCATCGTTGGCTTATGGAGTCCGGTCGAAGCGGCTGACCGTATTCGTCTGAAAATAGAAAAAGGTTATTCGGCCACTTCCACAGATTATGCGTCTCTATCTTTTGCTCATATTTCAAAGCACGCAATTTCTTCAAAGCTTTCATAAGGTCTTCAGGGACAGAAACCTTTCGAGTTCTTCCTGTTTTCGTTGATTTCAATTGGAGCCCCTCTCCTATTGCTACTACTAAAGCCTGTTCGACTAATATAGCATTATTATCGAAATCCAGATGTTTACCCTCTAATGCAGCTATTTCTCCTTCACGTGCTCCGAGAACAGCGGCAGTTTGTACAATCAACTGCCAGATCGTTTCTTCATTCTCCAGCTTATTAAATAGTACGCGAGATTCTTCCAAGGAATAAACTTCAGATTTCTTGTGCGTCACCTTCGGAATCTTTACATTCTCGCATGGATTACGGTCAATTAACTCCCACTCTTCAGCCACTTTAAATAAAGCGTTCAGAGCCTTGTATATGTTTTTTATACTGCTTGAGGATAAATACCCTTCCTTGCCATCCAAACGCTTACCAGGTTGCTTTAATTCATCGAAATAATTGACGATATGAATTTTCTTCACGTCTTTTATTTTCATGGGACCGAACTCAGGTAGTAAGCGTTTCTCAAAAATTCTTTTCGTTTCATTTAGCATGCGAATGCCATAATGATCTTTAGCGAACTTGTTGAGCCATTCCTCATAAAAATGTTCAAACGATAGCTTGGTCGCATCCGTTAACTGCTTTGATAAAACTTCTGCTTCAAATAGTGCTAACTTTTTCTTCGCTTCAGTTTTATTCTTAGCTGAAACAGTCCTATTCTTCTTCTTGCGTTTTTTCCCAACGTACCCTAATTCTACGGTCAGTTTGTACTTACCCTTGGATACCTCCCTGTAACTAGCCATTTACATCCTCCTTTATAATCAGAACTCTTCGAACCATTCCACTACACCTAACGGGTCGAATATAATACGATATCCTTCAACATCCACGTAATGCCCGTATTTCTCTTTATACTTCTGAAGAGCAGCTTCAAGAAATTCTTCGGTCACTCCCAAAAAGTCAGCAAATTCATGCTTGTTCCTTATATACTGGTGATGACCTTCGATTATCTTGTAAAGCGGTATAAGTCTCTCGTACGCCCAAAGACGAGCGAGCATTTCTTGTTTCACGTTAACTACTTTCTTTTGATTAAGTATATTCCCAGTAGTTCTATGGTGGTGTCCTATTTCTTCAGCTAAGATACAGTATTTGTGAGGATAGGAAGGTAAGTGCTTGTCAATCCATATGACATTATCTGCATACAATCCTTTAATGTTACCTCTGATCTCTTCCTCGTATACGTCTATGCCCAGGGAATATGCTTCTGATAAAAGCTTTTCATACAACATTAATTATCCCCCTGGTTCTTCTGTCTTTTCAGTTTAACGAATTCTTTAAACCGTTCGATTTCCTCCATTTCTTCCTCCGTCCACTCTTCTTCATGGTGAGCAGCTATTGTTTCTATTTCCGGATCTTCCGTCCGACCAAGCAGATAGTCTGTAGAGACATTAAAATAATCAGCAACTTTCTCGAGTCTGTCAGAAGAAGGTTTGTTCTTCTTCCATGAATACATAGAATTGCGACCGAATCCGACCTTATCTTCTAATTGAGCTACTGTGATTCCCCTTTTTTTACAAAGTTCTTTAACCCTATCAAACACTGTCATATCAATCATCCTCTGGAAGCCAGAACGATTCAATTAAAGATTTTTGTAGAAATTTAGTTGACTTCTACAAAGTTCTTTAATATACTTTGTTCATAAGCTAATTAGTTAGCTAAAAAAGAGTACAAAAAAGACTACCTTTACAAAAGCATTTTACCCGTTCCCCAACGTTAAAATGTGCGCTTACAGGCTTTTTTAAGTCTTATTTAGCTATGTCTTTAGTCTATAATTTTCTTTAATTTAAGTCAATGCTTATTAAAGAATTAGCTAACTTTTTAGCTTATTTTATTAAAGAAAGAGGGTGTAATCATGTCAAAAGACTTGGCGGCGCGTGTTAAGAACGAACTATTCAGGCGAGATATGCGTCAGAAAGATCTTGCTGAAATGCTAAATGTATCAAGTGCTTACGTTTCCGATATCATTCACGGTCGCAGAAGTGGAGAAAAAGCTCAGAAACACATTAAACAAATTTGCAAAATCTTAGATATCAACAAGAAGGTGGTGTGAATGAAGAGAACGGATGTGAAGGGGCTTGTTAAATATTTAGAGGAGACAGGAAACAAGTTATCCAAATCGTTCATTTACCGTCTCGTGAAGCAGAACAGGATTCCTCATAAAAAGATTGGATCAAAAATTATCTTCGATATCGATTCTATTGAGAGATGGTTAGATCCAGAAAGCGAGGAGGGACAAGATGACCCAGAATCAACGACATAGTGTTATCCATTTCACTTTATGGATACTGTCACTCGTGTTTCTGTACTGGTCGTTGGTTAGCAATCTATGAAAGGAGGGGTGACGATGATCGGACGCAACGCATGGACAATGGACCAGCAAATGACAACTGGTGAAATGTACGGGTATCAGAAACGCCTTATCGATATCTTGAATGGTAACAATACCAATCGCGATGTAAGGCTCGCACACCTGATGACAGACCTGGAACGGACTTTCCACATTCCAATGATGCATAAGGCGGCTTTCAATGAAGCGAATCCGCATTTGATGGAACTGTACAAAACAGTATCGGAAGAAAGGAGCCTTTGAATGAAAGACATCGAGCACCCGGAAATAAGCAGAGTCAATCGCACCGGGCTGAATAACTGGAAGGACGATAACCTTTTCGGGTATGACGCGGGAGACAATGAAGTATTCGTCGGTGATGAAATCTACTGGTTTGATGAAGAGGAATTCTACTTGAAAGAAACGCTTAATGAAGCCGGTCAGCTAATGGCCACTAGGCATGGCGGTCAACTGAAAATAGCCGGTATCAGTATTTGAAGCTGTTTATCCTATATGGGAGGTGAGAAAAGATGCAATGTATCCGATGCCAGCGCACACCCGCACAGATTGAAAGGTATGCGAAGGAAGCATTTGAAATGGAGATGTCTCCGCATGAATATGTCCGGATGGATGTTGAAACGTACCATCCACATTCAGATATGTTCTGCTGTCATGAGTGCTACGCCGATCTCGGCTATCCACTATACACGGATTTGGTCGGGTGGTACGAGAACGTTATTCCATTACGAAGGGAGGCTTGAAGATGAAACGATTTAAAACTCAACTGGTTGAAACATTGAAGACGATCGACCGCAACATCCAACACGCAACCAGTGAAGAAGCACTCGCAATCCTGCTCAACGCAAAAGCGACCACCTTAGCTGCACTTCAAAAATATGAGCATTAAAAAAGACCACGCTGCAACGTGGCCTACCAAAAAAGATATAACCTATCTTTACTATATCACATCAGGAGGCACCTATCTATGGAAATTAAAGTGAAGATCGATGCAGAAGGACTGGAGTCAGCGATTCATACGCTTGCTCAGGTTCTCGGAAACTTTGAATACCCGGTAAATCTACCAGAGGCTCAAAAGGATGAAGAGCCTGTAGGCAAAAATAAACCAGAAACAAAGCAGGAAGCGCCGAAAGAAGAAAAAGCTCCTGCCAAAGAAGAGAAGAACGACGAGCCTGAACAGAAATCAAATTTCACGATGGATACGATCACAGCGAAAACCCGTGAATTCATCCAGGCGGATAAAGCGAACCGAGAAAAGCTGAAGAGCTTCTTATCTGAAAGAGACGTGGACAAGGTGAGTAATCTTCCGGAGAAATACTTCGATGAGTACATGGCCTTTGTCGAGGAGAACATGCAATGAGTGTAAATCACTCGGAACGCGGACACGCCTTGCTATCAGCTTCCGGGGCTCACCGGTGGCTGGTATGTACGGCGTCCCCATCCATGGAGAAAGGCATCGCAGATACGACAAGCACCTTTGCCGAAGAAGGAACGTTTGCTCACGAACTATCAGAACTCCACTTTGCTCACCTGTATCAAGGCATGACGAAACGGAAGTTCAACGCCGAACTGAAGAAACGGAAACAGAATGAATACTATTCGGAAGAGCTGCACGACTACGTGAAAGAGTACGTCGATCAGGTCGAAGAACACATCAATGAAGCGAAGGCAAGAGCTGATACGGAGCCGACGTTGATGTTCGAAGAACAACTGGACCTCAGCACCTATGTCCCGGAATCGTTCGGTACCGGTGACGTGATCGTCTATAACGGCGGGGTGCTCGAGATCATCGATCTGAAGTTCGGAAAAGGCATCGAGGTTTCGGCCATCGACAATCCTCAGCTACGGCTCTACGGGTTAGGAGCTCTTGATATCTTCGACATGATCGAAGACGTGCAGGAAGTGGCCATGACGATTATTCAGCCGCGACTCAACAATCTATCAACAGAACGACTGCCAGTGGAAGATCTGAAAACATGGGGTGAAGATTATGTACGACCACGGGCGGAAGAGGCATGGAACGAAGAAGGGTCGTTTGTGCCAGGAGAGCACTGTCGTTTCTGTAAGGTGAAGCATACCTGCAAAGCACGTGCAAACCATTACCTGAACATGAAGAACAAGCTGAAGGATCCGAACCTGCTTTCCAGTGATGAGATTGCAGACATCCTGTTTGAAGCAGATGCGGTCCAGAAATGGGCGAAAGACGTGCAGGACTACGCCCTGCAGCAAGCGAAAGATGGAAAGTCCTTCGAAGGATGGAAAGTTGTCGAGGGACGAAGCCGACGTACCTATAAGGACGAGGGGAAGATTCTCGAACTATTGAAGGACGAGCACGATGAAGACGAGCTGATTGAGAAGAAACTGCTCTCCATCTCAAAACTGGAGAAGAAGATCGGGAAGAAAACGGTCGAAGAGAAACTGAAAGACTATATCGCAAAACCACCAGGGAAGCCTGCGCTTGTTCCGGAGAGCGACAAACGACCGGAAATGAACAGTGCCGACAACGATTTTGACACCATTAATTAACGAAAAGGGAGAGATACAACTATGGCAATTTCAGCGAAACGTAACGGAACAAAAGTAATCACAGGTGAGGTTCGCGCCTCTTATGCAAAAGTCTGGGAGCCGGAATCCATCAACGGCAGTGACGAGAAATACTCGGTCAGCTTGATCATTTCGAAAGATGATACCGAAACCATCAAAGCTATTGAAGAGGCAATCGAAGAAGCGAAACAGGACGGAAAGGCAAAATTCGGTGGCAAGATTCCCAATACCTTGAAAACACCTCTCCGAGATGGAGATGAGGAACGGGAAGACGATGAAGCTTATAAAAACAGTTACTTCATCAATGCGAACCGAAACGCCAGTCAGGGGCAACCGCAGATCGTAGACGCGTATAAGAATAAGATTACAGATACGACAGCCGTTTACTCCGGTTGCTTTATCCGAGCATCTGTAAACTTCTTTGCCTTCAACACGAATGGAAACAAAGGGATCGCTGCAGGTCTCGGAAACATCCAGAAAATCCGTGACGGGGAAATGCTGAGTGGCGGATCCACTGCAGATGAAGACTTCGATGAACTGGACACAGATGATGACGACTTGATTTAAGGGCGATAGGGGGTTCTACGGAATCCCCTTTTGCTTTAGAAAAGGATGGATGTCATGACTCAGATGAGCGTGGATATAGAAACCTATTGTGACTTAGATATCAAGAAAGTCGGCGCTTATCGATACGCCGAACATGAAAGTTTCGACATTCTGATTACAGCCTTTGCGTTCGATGATGAACCGGTCCAGGTACTGAGTGAAGAGAATCAGCATGAATTCTTTGAAGCCCTGCAAAGTCCGGACGTCATAAAAACGGCTCACAATGCCAACTTCGAACGGGTCTGCTTCTCCCATTATTACGGCATAGCGATGCCCCCGGAACAGTGGCGATGCACGATGGTCGATAGTACACGCATCGGACTGCCGGCTTCTCTCGCACAAATCGCAGATGTGCTGAAACTGGATGAACAGAAAGATGCGTCAGGGAAGCAGCTGATCACCTATTTCTCGAAACCTTGTAAACCGACGAAAACGAACGGCGGTCGAACACGCAACCTTCCGGAACATAATCCGGAGAAATGGCAGGAATTCATTGATTATTGTGTGCAGGACGTAGAGACGGAACGGGCGATCCGAAAACGGATTGATGAGTTTCCGGTACCAACCTCTGAACAAAAGCTCTGGGCGCTCGATCAGCGCATCAATGACAAAGGCGTCCGGGTGGATGCGGAGTTGATGGACGGTGCCATAGTCTGTGACAAGCAGACGAAAGAAGACGTGATGCAACGTGCCAGGCAACTGACGGGTCTCGATAATCCGAACAGTCCGACACAGCTCCTCAAATGGCTACAAGAGCAGGGCGTAGATATCGAGAACCTGAAGAAAGAATCGGTGGATGTCATGCTCGAACATTATACATCTGGTGTGATTCATGAGGTGCTGAAACTGAGACAGGAGCTTTCGAAAAGCAGTGTAAAGAAATACGACCGCATGAAACAGATGGTTTGTGAGGACGAACGGGTCCGAGGCATTCTCCAGTTCTACGGAGCGTCGAAAACAGGACGATGGGCCGGCAGAGGCGTGCAGGTACACAACCTCACGAAAAACTACATGAGCCTCTCCCGTATTCGTACCGCACGGAAATTGGTAAAAGAGAAAGACTTCGAAGGACTGGACCTTATCTATAACGAAAGCCGGCAGAACATTCTCAGCCAGCTCGTGCGCACCTGCTTCATTCCGAGTGATGGCTACAAATTTGTAATCTCCGACTTCTCCGCGATTGAAGCTCGGGTGATTGCCTGGCTTGCAGGAGAGCAGTGGCGTCTGGACGTGTTCAACACTCATGGCAAGATCTATGAAGCATCAGCTGCTCAAATGTTCAAAATCCCGGTCGAGTCGATATCCAAAGGAAGTCCGGAACGACAGAAAGGGAAAGTCGCGGAACTGGCTCTTGGATATCAGGGCGGTCCCGGAGCGCTTATCAACATGGGCGCTTTGAACATGGGGATGGAAGAATCAGATCTTCGCCCTCTGGTCGATAAATGGCGGGAAGCGAACCCGAATATCAAGAATTTCTGGTATGCCTGTGATCAGGCAGCTCTGACAGCAGTAAAGGATAAAAAGATCATGAAGACGCATGGTCTCACCTTTCGACGGGAGAGAGGATTTCTCTTCATCGACCTTCCCAGTGGCCGAAGCCTTGCTTATGCGAAACCTCACATCACCGAGAACAAATTCGGTCGTGAAGCTGTCGCTCACTACGGGCTGAACGATAAGAACAAATGGGTGAAAATCGATGCCTATGGCGGCAAATGGGTGGAGAACATTGTACAAGCTGTGTCCCGGGATATTCTGGGTATTGCTATCGAACGACTGAACGACATCGGCTATTCCAACGTCATGCACGTACACGATGAAGTGGTGCTGGAAGTGCCGGAAGATGATACGGAAGCTCTCGAGAAAGTAGAGAAAGTCATGGGAGAGCCAGTCAGCTGGGCCGAAGGGTTACCCCTTGCAGCAGACGGCTTTGAAGCAGAATTCTATATGAAAGATTAGGAGGATTAGAAATGAAAGAACCGATATTTTGTTACCGCATTTCAGCAGAAGCAGGCATTGCGCATGACGGGGAAGGCAACGACCGACCAGCATACACACAGGTAAGCGCTGGTAACGGAGTGGATCTTGAAGAGAAAGACTATAACAATTTTCACGAAAACATCAAGTACATGGTAGCTGGACAAATGGGGATTGCACCAGAACATTTCGAACCTATCAGTCGAGAAGAATACGCTCTCCGTGTAGAGGAGGACGAGTGAATGAATCTAACGGAACTGTACGAGATCCAGGGCGGTCTCGATTACCACATCAGAGATAGAAAAGGATTGCAAGATGAGGATCTAATGAAGGAGAAGGTACTGGCTCTTTATGTTGAACTTGGGGAGCTTGCGAACGAATGGAGAAGGTTCAAATTCTGGAGTGAAGACCAGACGCCCCGTAGACAGAAGATGCTCGAAGAGTACGCAGATTGCTTCAGTTTTATCTTGAGTCTCGGGTTAGAAGGAGTCATTCCGATGGAAGCTTCTGAAACTGGAGCTTTCGAAGCTGAAACGATAACTCAGCAATTCAACGCTCTCTTTAGACAACTTAGTGCTTTTGATGATCTTAAATCAAAAAGAAACTATATCATCCTCTTTGATTTATTTCGAGGGCTCGGGAAGATGCTCTGTTTCACCGAAGAAGAAATCGAAACAGCTTATAAGACAAAGAATCTGGAAAACCACCTTCGTCAACGGAACGGATATTAAACCATGAAGCGCTGGGTCAAAGAATACACCGAAGAAGTGGACGGCCAGCTTTTGACCAGGGTGATTGTGTATCAGAGCCAACCGAAAACATTCAGCTATCTGATATTTGTATAGGAGGTAAGAGTGATGGATATGAAGCGAGTGGAAGAGATTCAAAAAGACTTAAACAACGTACTCATGCACACAAAAGGGATCGATCATGTACTACACCGAATGGATGATGTAAAAGAGCTTGTACAAACCATCAGACAACAGTCCGAGAGAATTGAACTGTACGAAGGGATTGCTTTAGATCACCACTACAAACTCATTATAGAAGAGATGGAGGAATCGGAATGAAGATGAAACCAATTTACCAAATACTCTCTGTTGCACTGTTTTTCTCAACATTGTTTATAGACTCTTTTCACACATCAGTTTCACTAATGATACTTGGTATTCTTTTCATGCAAATGTCCATGATCACGGATATTAGTGAACTGAAAAAGGAGCGAAGCTAATGACCACAAATCTTGCAGAAGCACTTCGTAACATTGGTAGACAATTCATGGAGAGAGTCAACGCATTTAGCAGAGGACTGAATACTCGCCTTCGTTTAGCCGACCTCCAGTCCGATATCAACGCTCACCAAAGCCGACTCACCTATATCGAGAAAACGGTGCTTCCTGCTACCAAACACAGTGTCCGTCGCAAGAAACTATTACAGGAACAGAAACACTTGAAAGCTACCATCCAGGAGTTGCGGGTTCGATACTCGCATCTCCGGAATCAAGAGAAACGGAAACGACCAATCAAGGAAGACGAGATCGATACAGCTATTCTGAATCTGAAAGGGTGGGGCAAATGAGACCAGTCAAACGCATCATTAATGACATGCTCGACCAGCAGGAACAAAAGGGCATCGAAACGTACGGAACAACCTTAGAAGAAGCGTCCCACAGTGATTATGACTGGAATCAGATGGCATTGGAAGAAGCGATCGATATGTGTCAGTACCTGGCTAAGGAAAACAGACGCCTCCGATCGGTCGAGCATTTGAAGATGAAGAAAGGCTTACCTTCCGTTATCAGCTACGATGGCCGGCGGTATGTGTACGATCCGAATAATTGAGAGGAGTGAAGCTTAATGAAAGCAACGACAGCTTATGCAATTGTTTGGATATCTTCAGCGATTGCAATTAGCACAGGAATATTTATTACAGAAAGCTTAGTGGCATTATGGGCTTTGCTTATACCAGCTTTAGTATCAGGTCCAGATGGAACAGAAAAGTAACGCATCAGACTCAGTAAAAGGAGAGTTGAATGGAATGAACAAAGGGATATGCGGGGTTTGTTTAGAAATGAAAGACGATTTGATTGAGGTTGAGGGTTACATTACCTGTAGAGAATGTGGAGACGAATACCGCACATTCAGAAACCATATCGAAAACATTATGTCTAACGTAGCTGATGAGGACGATGAAGCCTTGCAAAAGAACTGGGCGGCGTTAATAGAACAGTTTTTAAAACAACGCCGGAAACAGGATTAGAGTAAAGCGAATCAGACACATTTAGTACAACAAAAAGGAGCGAGAGCGATGGACTATACAATCATATTTCTGCTCGGCTGGATTATAGGGTCATTGTCGGGGTTAACTTACAGCTTCAAAGAAAAAATAGAGGAGGATCAAAAGTGAAATACACACTTGATACAAAAATACTTTTCATGCTCTCTTTAGGAAGGTGGAAAGAAGAGGAAACTAAAACGTTGGAAGAATTAGGGTTCACTCAGGAGATGTTAGATAAAAGTCCTGCGGATGACATTGAGGCCGACTTACAGGAGATGCACGAAGAATGGGAGCAGAACTTCTTAGATTCTGGATGGTCTGTTATAGATTAAGACACTAACCGACGATTATCCGCAACAAAAGAGAGGAGCAATAAGTATGAATGAAGTTCTTTATTATATAGAACCCCAAGATCATTTTGAAGCAGAGGGTCGGATATTCTATAAAGGCATTAAATATGGTGTGCTACAAAAGGATAACGAGCGTGTAATACTTCTTGCAGAAAATGGGGAATTTTGCTTCACAAATGAACTTATGGACAGAGCCATTAATGAATGGGAGTTAATTGTTCACAAAGCATGACAGACATCCGCAACAAAAGAGAGGAGAATTCACCAATGACCATATATGTAGAAATCGCTTTTGAGCGAATGATGGACATGATCCAGAACGATGAGACCAAGTACCTTTTCTATAAACACGAGAACGGAGCACTAACGCCTGCCGACCACTTAGACCTGGACTTCAGCAAACTACGAAGAGATCAGTGGTTCGCATCCATGACCGTCGATAACCTGATGTACGACGAAATCAAAGGTGAGCTTTCATGACCAACAAATATACGATCCAGGAGAACGACGGGCAGCTCAAAGCTGTTCGTCTCTCCGACAATAAACTGCTCGGCTACATCACTGGCACGACGGACAAGCATTATCAGGCGTTACGATCTCAGATTAATCGGTATGGATGGGAGGAGGAAACATCATGATCGACATTGATAAATGGCATGACGATTATGTATGGACGCTTAAAGACGTCAAGGAAGCTGCGGAGAATGGGATCAGCTACAAGAACTTCTATCAGCGTGTGGAAGTGTATGGCTGGACGGTGAAGAAAGCAAAAACACATCATGTCATGTCTCGGCAAGAACGGTGTCAGAAATATGACCAGAAGTGGAGAGATTTATGTGAAGCGAATGGTATTCCATGGCAGTTGTTCATTTCTCGTAGGGTTATGGGATGGAGCAAAGAAAAAGCTGCGACTGCTCCTCATGCTCATGACAATCCTGTAATCCCTAAGTATTACAGAGATAAAGCAAGAAAGAATGGGCTAGCTTATCATGTCATTTACCATCGCATTCGTAATCTGAACTGGGATCCGGAAGTTGCAGTAACAAAACCTAAAGCTTCGAGAAAAGAGGCTGCCATTGAACGTGAGCAAAAGAAACGGGAGAAGGCTGTGCATGGATGAAAAGCGATTAATTGAAGGTGAATGGATAACAGCAGACGACCTCTTTGCCAAACATGAAAAGTTCATCTGGAAAATCGCACACCAGCATTGGTCGAGGCAAGGCAAAAAAGTCGGGATTGATAAGGAAGAGCTTTTCAACGTGGGTGTTGAGGGCCTCATGAAAGCTTTCCATAAATTCAACGAAGATTATGGGTTCAAGTTCATCACCTATGCTGCTCAGTATATCAGTGGTCACGTTAAAAAATACCTTCGTGAAAAAAGCACTTTGGTCAAGTATGGAAGGAAGGCTCATAACGTTTCCATTGAAATGGCCAAGCAAGATCTTTACGACAGACCAATTCATGAAGTTGCTGAAACATTAAATGTTCGTGAATCAGATGTTCGAAACGCGCTTCTATATAAGTCTCACGTCCATTCTCTCGATAAGGAAGTGGATACCGAGGATGGTGGAATTACTTACCTTGATATGTTGAGTGATTCCGAAGATACAACAGAAATCTTCGTAAAAGAATTCCTTGCAGGTTTACCACCGCGTTTAAAAGAGATTATGGAATTAAAAATGGAAGGGCGATCTCAGCAAGAAATTAGTGACATATTAGAGGTATCACAACCTCATATTGGACGGCTCATCAAGAAAGTGGCTGAACACTATCACAACTACCAGGAGGGGAACATGATGGCTCAAGGTGATATTGATAAAGCAAAAACGATGTTGGAAGATACGGATCTTACGGCCAAAGAGATTGCGAAAGAGACGGGAACCAATATTAAAACCGTTTACTACTATGCGAGACAGCTACGTGACAAATCTAGCAAGAAGGAAGATGCTCCTGCAAAGGCTAACGTGAAACCAAGCTCAGACCTACAGAAGCAGCTCGAAGAAGAGCAAGAACGATCGAAGCAGTTGAAAGCTCAGTTGGATGAAGCAAATGAACAGTACGATCAGGCGAAGGAGCGTGCGAATCATTACCAGTCGGAATGTGAGGACGTTTGGAAGAAAGTGCAGGCTCTACAGACTGATTTGGTGAACCAACAAGAACAGCATAATGACCTTCTCGAAAAATATGAATCTCTGCAAGTAGAGCTAGAGCGAAAAACACAACATCATGATTACGACTGCAAAGAGTATCAGTCCCGCATTGATAATTTGAACAGTCAATTGAAGAAAGCTCACGAATTCGCAGACTACAACTCGAGAAAGTCTCATCATCTCCTAGAACTAGTAAAGCTCGGATAAAGAAAAGAGGGTTGTCGGATGAAACTGGAAAAGCCAAACAAATTGAAACACTTACAGCATGATGGAGAGCTCAGTATTGCGACAGCTGATAACCGCATGGCGAAACACTGGAGGAACAAAGAGCTGACCTGGTCCGACTTCCTTACACGTATCAGCGAAACGGTCCGAACCAAAGAGTCAGCCACGGAATACCTGAAAATGAAGAAGGCCCAGCAGGATGAGATCAAAGACGTGGGAGGGTTCGTCGGCGGTATGTTGAAAGAAGGCCGCCGGAAAGCGGGAAATGTGTTCAACCGAACCCTTCTCACGCTTGATATCGACTACGGGGAAGAAGGGATGCCGGAGATCATTGACATGCTCTTCGGCCATGCCTATGCCCTTTATTCCACGCACAAGCACCGGGAGTACCGACCACGTCTTCGCTTTATCGCACCTCTCTCCCGACCGGTAACGGCAGAAGAGTATGTCGCCATAGGGAAAAAGGTTGCGGAACAGATCGGCATCGACTACTTCGATGATACGACGTATCAGGCGCACCGTTTGATGTACTGGCCGAGCACCAGTGAAGATGCAGAGTTCATTTTCACGTATCAGGATGAAACCTGGCTCGACCCGGACGATGTTCTGAACAAGTATATCGACTGGCGAGATCCCTTAGAGTGGCCTGCCTCCTCACGGCAACAGCAGGATTATAAAAGGTTAGCCGATAAGCAGGGCGACCCTTATGAGAAGCCGGGGCTCGTCGGAACGTTCAACCGCACGTATTCCATTGAAGGTGCGATGGAGGCGTTTCTCCCGGGCGTCTATGAGTATTACCAGGAGGACCGGTACACGTACAACGAAGGAAGCACCGCCGGCGGTCTCGTTCTCTACGATAACGGGAAATTCGCGTACAGCCACCACGGCACTGACCCGACGAGCAGCATGTTGGTGAATGCGTTCGACTTTGTACGGATGCACTTGTTCAGCGAACAGGATGAAGATGCGAAACCGGATGCCAAGGTTACTGAACTTCCGTCTTACAAGGCCATGCGGGATCTGGCTCAGAACGATGAAGAAGTCAAAGCGAAAGTCGCGGAAGAACGGATGGAAGCTGCAAAAGAAGAGTTCGATGAACTGGATGTCGAAGATACCGAATGGCCGGATCACGACGACGGTGACGAAAAGAAGGAGAAATGGACGAAAAAGCTTGTTCTGAATAAACAGGGCGAAGTCGATGCCAGTGTGCCGAATATCCTGCTCATCTTAGAGAATGACCCGTTCGTGAAGAAGCGTATTGCTACGAATGAATTCACGCAGCGCCTGACGCTCTTGAAAGACGTGCCATGGCGAAAAGCGAACATGGACCACTGGACCGACGGCGATGATGCGGGATTACGGGATTATCTGGAGCGCTTTTACGGCATCTACAACAAAGCGAAGACGGAGGACGCAGTGAAAGTGATGAGTGAGAGGCATTCGTTTCACCCTGTCCGTGATTACCTGACGTCCCTTGAATGGGACGGCACGGAACGACTGGACACGCTTCTTATTGATTACCTGGGAGCCGAGGACAGTGACCTGAACCGAGCTGTCACCCGAAAAGCATTCACAGCTGCGGTTGCTCGTATTATGGAACCCGGCATTAAATTCGACTACATGCTTACGCTTTACGGACCGCAAGGGATAGGGAAATCGATGCTGATCAACCGTATGGGGCAGCAGTGGTTCAGTGACTCTGTGACGACGGTGACGGGAAAAGAAGCCTTTGAACAATTGCAGGGTGCCTGGATCATCGAGCTCGGGGAATTATCGGCTACACGGAAAACGGATGTCGAATCGATTAAGCACTTCATCTCCAAACAGGAGGACCGGTACCGCGTCGCTTACGGAAAGAACATTGAAGACTTCCCTCGGCAGTGCGTGTTCTTCGGCACCACGAACGATGTGACGTTCCTGAAAGATAAGACAGGGAACCGTCGTTTCTGGCCGGTGACAGTCAATGCCGACAAGCAGTTATTCTCATGGAAAGACCTGACGGATGACGATATCAACCAGTTATGGGCAGAAGCGAAGCACCGGTATGAACAGCAGGAACCTCTATTTCTCCCGGATGGATTGGAAGCAGAGATGAAGGAAACGCAGGAAGCACACACGGAGGAGTCGCCATGGTTCGGCCTTGTACAAGAGTACTTGGATACCAAATTGCCAGAGGACTGGTATGAGAGAGACATCGGTGAGAGACGGACATTTTTGGACAGCGACTTCGGGGATAGTCCGGAAGGGACCATGATCCGGGATCGTGTATGTGCCTTGGAAATCTGGGTGGAGTGTTTAGGCAATAGTCGGAATCTGTTTCGGGCTCAGGACCGGAGAGAAATCAACGATATTCTGAGAAACATGCCAGGATGGAAACCGAACGATTCCACCAAGAAAGGTACCTTAAGGTTCGGAAAAGAGTACGGCGTTCAGCGAGCTTATATACGTAAAAATAGCAATTGAAGGTGTGGGCGTAACCCGAATTAGGTGTGGGCGTCTCAAAATCACGCCCACACTAGTATTTTCCAATTAACCTAAAATGAGTAAAACAGGTGTGGGCGTCGTGGGCAGAAATTTCGTTACGCCCACACCTTACGCCCACACCTTCAAGCCAGTCATATCAAGGGATTACCCCTTACTGTGGGCAGTGTGGTCGTATTTTTAAGGTAAACTATTAAAAGTATATATAGAGGGAGTATATAGGAAATACCCCCTGTTTTTTATAAAAAGTTGAGAAATCGAAAAAAACGCCCACACGCCCACACCCCTAAAATGTGAGGTGAGTACAGCATGAGAGAAAGAGACGTCGAAAAGCATTTAAAAACGAACATCGAGAAACGGAATGGGTGGTGCGTAAAATTCGAATCTCCGGGATTATCCGGAGTACCGGATCGGATCTGCATGTTACCTGGTGGGCGGTTGTATTTCGTAGAAGTGAAACGACCGGGACAGAAACTACGGAAACTGCAGGAGAAACGGAAAAAGCAATTCGAGAATTTAGGCCAGCACGTCTATGCCGTTTCCAGCAAAGAAGAAGTGGATGAATTCATGAGGAGGGTCATCGATGATGAATAGACTCTCTATACAATATGCAGGAGGTGATGCTTCCCATGACTAAATTTCAGCCGCATGCGTATCAAACGTATGCAATCAACCAGATCCTGAATAACAAAAGGTATGCGCTGTTTTTAGACATGGGTCTGTGACTGGGCAAAACAGTCTCAACCCTAACAGCTATTGAACAGCTTATCTATGACTATGTGGAAATCAGCAAAGTGTTAGTGATCGCTCCCTTACGGGTGGCGCGTGACACGTGGAGTCAGGAAGTGAAGAAGTGGGAGCATACGAAGCATTTGAAGATATCGAAGGTTCTCGGGAAAGAGAAAGACAGACGGCAGGCGCTTTTAACCGATGCTGATATCTATGTGATCAATCGGGATAATGTCGTCTGGCTGATCGACTATTACCGGGACCGGGGGATGAAACCACCTTTCGATATGCTGGTGGTGGATGAGCTGTCGAGTTTCAAAGACCCATCCTCGAAGCGATTCAAGCATCTGAAGAAAATCAGTCCTCTGTTTGATCGGTTTGTCGGTCTCACAGGAACACCGGCTCCGAACAGTCTCTTGGATCTCTGGAGCCAAATTTACCTGGTGGATCGGGGAGAACGTTTAGGGCAGACGCAGCAGTATTACAAAATGCGTTATTTTTATCCGATTCACACGGGAGCCGGATTCATCGAAAAGTACAAGCTACGACCGGAAGCCGAAAAGCATATCTACGAACAGATTGATGATATCTGCGTAAGTATGAAAAGCCGGGACTATATCAAGCTACCGGACCGAATCGATAATACGATCACCGTGAAAATGACCGATAAGGAACGAGCTTTTTATGAAGACCTGCAGAAAGAGAAGATTCTGGAATTCGAAGAAGGGGATATCATTGCGGATAACGCAGGAGCCTTAACCCAAAAGCTATTGCAGCTGTCGAACGGTGCCAGTTATAACGAAGACCGTGGCGTGCAGCTGATTCACAATAAAAAACTTGAAGCGTTGGAAGAAATCATCCATGAGGCACAGGGCCAATCGGTGTTAGTGTTCTATAGCTTCCAACATGACCGCGACCGTATCCAGAAGAAGTTTAAAGAAGCGATTACCCTGGATGAGCACGATGAAGTGATGAAAGACTGGAATGACGGAGAAGTTCCGTTGTTATTAGCACATCCGGCATCCGCAGGTCATGGATTGAACCTTCAGCAAGGCGGACACATCATCGTATGGTTCGGCCTTCCGTGGTCGCTGGAATTGTACCAGCAGGCGAATGCCAGACTGCATCGACAGGGACAAGAAGAGACGGTATTCATTCATCACATTCTCACAGCAAATACGATCGACCAGAAAGTGCTGCGTGTGCTTCAGGGTAAAGAAGAAGGACAGGAAGCTCTGATGGATGCCGTGAAAGCACAAATCGAAGAATCGGGGGTATAACGAGATGAACACCATGACCATCACCGAGAATCAAGTCTATCAAATCCTATCCGACTATCACTGGATGATTAAAGAGATTCAGCGTATCGATAAGCTATTGAATCAGACGGAGTTCGCAGGAGTCGCCCAATACGGGATAGAAGCAACCATGCCGAAACCACAGGGGGATATAGCGAAAGATGCCATCGGCAATGAAGTGGCTCGAAGGGATAAGAAGTGGAAACGAAAGAAGCAAATGGTAGATAAAGTGGAGTTTATTCAAGAACGCATTGAACGAATTGACCAAGAAAGAGAAAAGGTTGTACTGGATTGTCTGCTGGATGGAATGAGTATCAGTGCTATTAGCAATCACATGGGACTTTCCCGACGACACATCAACACGATCCGGGGGAACATTGTAGCGAAACTGGTAGAGTGAGCGTGCAGAATCTCCCACTTTGCACACATTTCCCATTTGTTGCAGGTACTAGCCCATGATGTATATCATAGAAGTGATAAGACTTACGTAAATATATTCCTCTTGAGGGGCTCCGGACGCCATGCCGGGGCTCTTTTCAGTTGTCTATTGCTTGTTAATTTGTAAAAGAGAGGGGTGGTTGATGTGTTAGACGAGCGACAAATGAGAGCGATTGAGTATGTAGCCGAGGGACAGTTGAACAGAAGCGACATTGCAAAGAGAGTAGGCATCAGTCGCCCTACCCTTTATAAATGGCTAGATGACGATGAGTTTGTTAGCGAAGTTAACTCACGCTTACAGAAAGAGAGGGGTTTAGCTGAGAAGAAGATAGATGCTAAGTTAGACTTCGCTGTTGGTAAGCTGTACGAGATAGCGCAGGATAACAGCAACAGGCGTGTCCAGGCTGATGTACTCAAGTATCTGGTGGATAGATCACTAGGGAAGCCGACGACGAAGCTGGACCTTGACGCGTCCTTGAATGATGAGAAGAACGTTGAAGCTGACGTACTGGATCAGGAGTTCCAAGAGTACGAAAGCAATGAATAAGCATACAGGTTTCATACACAAACTACTTCCGAAAAGCTACATTATGTAAACTATGAGCTGATTTGAAAGCCTGTTATATCAACGTTCATCGGCTGTTCAAATACTTCATGATTTTATACGAAATATGCAGGCGATAAACGTTGATGTATCAAGGCGGTTGGTTGGTTACTGGAAATGACTGAGTGAATGGGATTGGTTGGTTTTATGCAGGATTGGGCGGGGGTGGTTCTAATTCAGAATAGCTCCTATATGGTTTGGGGACGTATAAAACTTTGCACAAAATTTTGAGGGTCGGAGGTAATCAAATGAACGAAGAACCGATTGAAGTAAAAGACGAAGAGCTCACCGCATACATCCAGGAACGCCTGATCGAAGAGGGGATTGTCGTCAAAGGGGAGGATATCCTGAAAGTGGTGGATTACTATTATGAGTTTCTCAATACGTTGGGACTGATTGAAGACTATGAATGAGTTGGAAAAGCACCGATTCAAACGACTGGGGAAGTTGACACCAGATGAACTGATTGAGGATATAACGAATCAGGAAGGTGTCGAGAAACTTGTCTGTGTGGCTATGCTTGAAGACGGTACCGTGGTGGCCGGTTGGTCGGCGAATGATCAGCTGCATGTGTTAGGGATGCTTGAATATGCAAAAGCATGTGTGACAGAGGAGGAATGAAGAGTGGTCAATAAATACAGAAAGAAGCCGGTTGCGATTGAGGCGATTCAGTTCCAGGACAATACAGATACTATCCATGAGATTTCGGAATGGGTCGGCGATGATATAGCCGTAAACTACAACGATCCGGACAGCCCGTATCTTAGGATTGAAACACTGGAAGGTACAATGCGTGCTGATGTTGGGGATTATGTAATCAAAGGTGTGAACGGCGAATTCTATCCTTGCAAACCTGATATCTTCGAGAAAACATATGAGGCTGTTGAATAAGCTACACAAGCAATTTCCTGCAAACATACACCTAACTACCACAAAACCATAAAACGCTCACACAGTCTATCTGTGACATTCTGAAAGGCAGGTGAAAGCATGAGTCAAAGCACCGTAGAAATCAATACCAAAGAAAATCGAAAAACCTTATATACCTACCTTGCAAAATCCTACGGCTCCGACAAAGCGAAAGAGCTCATGCAGAAACACCGCCGGAATATGTTCGGACCGGGTGGACTGGCACACGCCTTGGGGAAACGATCGATGGAATTCTTCTGTCTTTACTTTCTCCAGGACATCTTTGTTCCGAAGGAGGATAACGAGGCAAGAGACCTGGCACCAGTCCACTATGACATGTGGGGCGAGATGGAAGACCTGATGATCCATGACTCCCACGATGCACAAGCGTTTGTGGTACCGCGTGGGATTGGTAAAACGACGGCCGGAGATATGGCGCTGTCGGTATGGGCGCATTGTTACGCAATCAGTCACTACACGCTCGTCGCTGGTAAAACGGAACAGGATGCGGTGGAGTTTGTGAAAGAGACGCGCCATGCGCTTGAAGAGAATCCATATATCCGTTACGCCTTTGGGCAGCTGATTGATACGAACAAAGGCATCGTCAATAAATTGGAGCTGGAGCTCACGAACCATACGAAAGTACAGGCGATCTCCAGTACATCCTCTCTCCGTGGGAAAAAATACAATGGTCACCGACCTTCCATCATCATTGCCGATGACTACCAGGGGAAAAGAGATGTGATTACGCAGGAAGCGCGGGACAGTAAATATAATACGTGGCAGCAGGACGCAAAGTATGCCGGAGATAAAGCGGTCTTTCGGGACGGGAAGAAAATTAAGATGGCCACGAAGTTCATTGTGCTCGGAACGATTCTGCACCGCGACTGTTTTGTCAGCCGAATCTCGAACAACAAAGCGTACAAGGTGATGAAAGAACGGGTGATTGAGGACGATGTGGACGAGCTGTTTAATAGTGGTCACTGGAAAGAGTTCAAACGGATCTACTTTAATGCGTCCGATCCCCACGCCGAAGAGAATGCGTATGAATACTACTATCAGCATGAAGAAGATATGCAGTATGACGTTCTCTGGCCGGATAAGTTCGATTGTCTGGAGCTGGCGCTCGATTATTACGAGGATCCGATCAGTTTCAAGCAGGAAATGCAGAACGATGCTTCGAAGATCGGAGAAAAAGCATTCCACCATATGACTCGTAAGCCGAGAGAGGTCATCGAACAGCAACATTTTGAGAAAACGATGCTTCTCTGTGACCCGGCCGTCGAAACGGCAGCCCATAACGACAGCACAGCTCTGTTGGTAGGCGGTCTTACCAGCAACAACTTCCGGTGGTGCCGGGAGGGGCGACTGGTGAAGGTTCCCTTCGATGAATACATCGATAACGTGATCAAGCTACTCGAGAAATACGAAGACATCACGCATATCTGGGTGGAGAAGAACACGTATAACGGGGCAGACGTCCGGGAGATTGAGAAGCGCATCGAAGCGGACGCCTCCTTGAGTGCTCGTCGTATTCAGATCATAAATGAACGTCAAAATAAGAATAAAGAAGCGAAGATTAGAGCCATATCCGCGAAAGTGGATAACGGCTCTATTATTTTTGCGGAAGAAGACGAGGATTTCCGTGAACAGGTGATGAGTTACGAGGGAGAAGGGTACTCCCTGCATGATGATGCGCCGGACGTGACAGCGGAATTCGACAGACTGATCGATGAAATTGAAGACGTGCCGCAGGTCGAATTTATGGACAGCGCGGTATTGTTCGGGAGGTGATTAGGTGGAATTGACGAGAGACTTACTGGAGAAATGTTTGCAGGAGTATCGAAAACAGCAGCAACGTAAGAAAAAATATAAAGAGTACTACGAAGGGGAGCATGACATTCTTCGTGATTATAAGATGGCGAAGTCCAGGTCGAACATGCGGATCGTCGTGAACTTCTTCCGGAAGTTTATCAATGATGAGATTGCGTATTCCCTCGGCCATCCAGTGAACTATATATCTCGGTCCGGGGATGCAGGAGTCGTAGATAAACTGGAACGCAACTTCGCTCACTGGGAGAAGGTTCATGATCAGAATCTCATGAAGCAGACCAATATTTACGGAGAAGCATATGAACTCTGGTACACCACGGAAGACGGGGAATTCCGGGCGACGGTGCTCAATCCCTTGAATGCTTTCGTGGTGGAAAGTGGAGATGCCGAAGGTCAGGTCAAACTGGCGCTGCATGAATATCCGGAAGATATGTTTTCGGATCATCATCTCCTGGACGTGTACTTTGAAAACGAAATTCACCATTACCGCATCAGTAAGCATTCTAAAATAGTCGGAGATTATCTTGGAGCAAGAGAAATCAACTTCTCTCGACCGCCGGTGCGAATCTGTGAAGCGAACCCGGAGCGACAGTCGATGCTTGATGATATTAAGCGGGAGAATGACGCGTACAATAACGTGCTTTCTGATTTGGTGAATGAGGTTTCCGACTTCCGTCAAGCGTTCCTGAAAATTATCGGTGCGGATATAACGACTGAAGATGCGGAACGGATGAAAGAATCCGGGATCCTGAAAGTCAATAACGACAAAGTGAAGATTGAATATCTCACGAAAGAAATCAATGACACGTTCGTTCAGAATCTGCTGGCTAACTTGGAAGAGAAAATGTACAAGATGGCCAGTCACATCGATACGAATGAAAAACTACAGAGTAACTTATCCGGAACAGCGCTCCGAAGTCGTATGATCGCTTTGGAAAATAAATGTACGCTCATGCAATCGATGCTGGAGCAGACGATGAAAGAACGGTTGAAAGCGTACTTTGGCTTTGTCCAGCGCCGGGAAGGTGAGAGCTACGACTATAAAGATGTGCAGCTGAAATTCACGATGAACATTCCAGCGGATATCAATCTCCTGGCTGATACGATATCGAAACTGGAAAATACGGTTTCTCAGGAAACGTTGCTATCCTTGCTGCCATTTGTAGAGAACCCGAAAGTCGAAGTGGAACGCTTCAAAAAGGAAGTGGAAGAACGAAGGTCAGGCATGATTGATCTTGATAGCGTTGGTCTGAATCCACAGGCGACAGCTGGTGATGACGATGACACTGAGTGATGAAATCAAACGTCTCCGTCGTCGTCAGGAGCGTATGGCTGGACGTGACTTATCTCCGTTACTGGAAGCGTACCGAAAGTCGCTAAAAATCATTCAGGCTGAGATTACAAATATCGTTGAGAATAATACGGATGATGAGGGAAAGCTATCGTTCACAAAACAGGAGCGGTTCAACACGCTTCGGCAAATGGAGAAACAGATAGCAGAACAAGCAGAGAAATTAGGAAGGATTGAAGTTGAGGAGTCCACCGATATTCTAAAGAAACGGTATGAGGACATGTACTATCGCACAGCTTACACACTGGATCGGGGCATGGAGCAAATTGTTTCCTTCTCACTTCTTAGGCCCGAAATGATTGAAGCTGCCGTCTATACGCCGATTGCCGGAGAAATGTTCTCGGATCGCGTCTGGAAAAACAAAGATAAAATGACGGCGCGGCTCAGAGATATCCTGGAAAGAAATATGCTTACCGGAAAAGACCCGACGAAACTGGCTCGGGAATTAAAGAAAGAATTCGGTACCAGTGCTTTCGAATCTACCAGACTGGTTCAAAACGAAGTGGCTCGGGTGACAAGACAAGCAGCAGACCGAATTTATGAACAATCGGATGTGGTAGAAGAATTAATGTTTGATGCCACCCTCGACAATAAAACGAGTGAGATTTGTCAGGGCTTAGATGGTAATCGGTACCCGGTGGGTGGCGATAAACCGGAGATCCCGGATGACACGCATGTCTCTTGTCGGAGTGACTATATCCCGGTAGTAGCAGGATGGGAACCGTCACGTAAATACGACAACGAAGCGAAGAAAGAAATTGATTACACTAGCGTAAGGACCTGGAGAGAATCCAGAGGACTTGCGTCTTAATTTTGCGTCTCTGGGGCGAAAGCGTTAGAGGGGCACAGGAGGTATGAATAATGAAATGGGAAGAAATTAAAGCTTGGTTGGAACAGAATTTAACGGATGAGCAAGTGAAGGAGTTTATCAATTCAAATGCTGACGAGCAGGAGATTACATTGGATAAGGTCCAGCAACTTGTGAAGGAAGACAAAGATGCAAAAGCATGGATGGATCGGGAGAAGGATAAGCACCATAATCGTGCTCTTGAGACATGGAAAGCAAATAACCTTGATTCTCTGATTGAAGAAGAAGTGAATAAAAAGAACCCTCAGAAGTCTCCGCAGGAAATGGAAATTGAGAAGATGCGTAAACAAATGGAGGCCATGCAGAATGAGAAAAATCGTGAAGCTCTCCGAAATAAAGCGCTCAATGTTGCTAATGAAAAGCAGATTCCTACGGATATGGTGGACTATTTCCTCGGAGAAGACGAAGATTCCACCGTAGAAAACTTAAACTTCTTTCAAGAGAAACTGAATGCAATCGTTCAGGATCAGGTGAAAAATCGCATGGATGAAAATAGCTATACCCCTCCGAAAGATAACGCAGGGAATACAATCACCCGGGAACAGATCGAGAAGATGTCTCCGGAAGAAATCAATGAAAACTGGGATCAGGTACAAACCGTACTTGAAAATGAAGGATAAGGGAGAGAGCGTAAATGACAGTACAAAATTTCATTCCAGCAATTTGGAGTGCACGACTACTAGACAAGCTTCGTAAAAACTTGGTATTCGGTACCATCGTAAACACGGATTATGAAGGGGAAATCCGCAACCAGGGTGATACCGTGAAGGTTAACCAGATCGGATCCGTAACGATCGGAGACTATGATAAGTCTACGGGTACCGGAGATCCGGAAGAATTGGATAGCACGCAACAAAACCTCGTCATCGACCAGGCGAAATATTTCAACTTCAAAGTCGAAGACGTGGATGCTGCACAGGCAAACACGAGTCTCATGGAAGCGGGTATGGAAGAAGCGAACTATGGTCTCACAGATGTGATGGATCAGTTTATCGCTGGATTCTACACGGATGTAGATGCTGACAATACCATCGGTAGTGACGCATCTCCGATTTCTGTTACGAAAGATGATGCCTATGACTACCTTGTAGATCTTGGCGTGAAACTTTCCGAGGCGAACGTGCCAAAAGGGCAACGCTGGTGTGTAATTCCTGAATTCTACCTTGGTCTTATCAACAAAGACCCACGCTTCACAAAAGAGCCGGACACACTTGCAAACGGCTATTCCGGAACGATTAACGGCATGCGTATCTACACGTCGAATAACGCTATCCAGATCACTGGCGATGGTTCTACGACGTTCGATAACTACAAAGTAATGGCTGGTCATCGTATGGCGATTTCCTTCGCTATGCAAATCAGCTCTATTGAAGCATACCGTCCGGAGAAATCTTTCTCGGATGCTGTTAAAGGGCTTCAAGTGTACGGTGCGAAAGTGCTGCGTCCTAGCGCACTAGCGGTTCTGTCTGTATCTAAAGGATAAAAGGAGGAATAACTGATGGCGAAAGAAACGAAGTTTTTTAAGAATGAAAAGACAGGGTTGGTCTGGACGGTTCATAATCCGGATACAATCAAGCGATTGAAAAAAGATCAAGACTTCAAAGAAGTGAAGACTTACCCGAAAATGACCACGAAGAAAGAGAGCGAAAACAAAGCGGGTGACAGCTGATGCTCGAAGATATCAAATCGCTCCTCGATATCACTAATAACTCGAAGGATGCGAAAATCAATGCAAAGATTAAACTGGTGAAAGCGGCCATTCAAAATGAGTGCAATCGAGATGACTTCCCTCCGGAGCTTGAAAACGTGGTGGTCGATTACATCGTAAAAGAGTCGATGAATGCGACCAGCGTGACGGCTCGTGGGAGTGTCTCATTCGAGCACAATGTCTCACCAGCTGATCTCGAAGAATATGAACCCCAGCTTGCTCGTTTCCGGCAGGTGAGAGTGGTATGATCTTCTCCGATGAAGAGACTCTCACCCGGACGTATCACATGAAAGCTAAAGTGATGCGCTGGGAAGAGTATACGGATGGTTATGAAACGAAACAGGAAGAAGTTACGAAATATCCTGACATGCCGTGCACAATGCAGCGTTCAACACGTAAGAACGCGACACGGACGGAAGGCCCGAATGAAATTGAATATGATACGGTTCTTTTGCATCCTCCTGGCTTTATGTTGAAAGCCGGGGATAATGTGACGGTCACTTATAAAAATGGAGTAACGGCGGCATTTGAAGCAGGGGAGCCGTATTTTTTTGAAACGCATCATGAAGTGCCTCTGTATAGAGAGGATGAAGCATAATGGCTGAAACATTCGGTTTTGATCGACTACAGAAAAAGGTCCTGGCTATTGCTGAAAAAGAGGCTCCGGAAAAGATTGATAAAAAACTGGATCGATTAGGGTACAAGCTTTTAGCTGACACGAAGCAGGGAACTCCTGTGAAGAGTGGTAATTTGAAACGGAAATGGACGAAGTCAGATGCTGCGAATGGTCAGGTGGAAGTATCAAACCCGGAGGAATACGTTCAAGCGATCGAAAAAGGATTTAAGCACGTGAACGGCGGATATAAAGTGCCAGGAGTTCATATGCTTGAGTCTGCATTAGAAAGAATTCGCAACAATATGGCAAGTGAGATGGAAGAGTTTTTCTACTATCTCATGAAGGATTTGAAGCTATGACAGTGACAATGAATAATGTAAAACAAGCGATATTTAAGAAGCTGGCCGAGAATATTCCAGGCATCACTCTCTACGGGGAGAAGGTTCCGGATAACTTCAAACGACCCAGCTTCTTTTTATATTTCGTACCGGTTGATACAGATCACAGCAATCGCTATTTCTATGCGACATCGGTACTGGTGAAGCTCGATTATTATAGCGAGAGTGAAAAGAATTCCAATCAAGAAAACTGGGAGATGGGTGATACGTTGACGCGACTCTTTCACAAGGGTCTCACTGTCAACGGTGAGCATATCGCCATTACAGAAACACGAGGGGAAGTCGTAGAGGATGAATATGTCTTTACAATTCCACTCACGTATCACAACGGCATCGAAATGGCAGAAGCCCTTGATGACGAAGGCAATACGCATTATTACGAAGAAGATCCGGCTCTCGATTATACGGAAGGAAACGTAAAAGTCATGAGAGAGCTAGAATGGGAAGAGGAGTGATGACATGGGACTACCTGATATTTTTGTAGAGTTCCGGACCAAAGGTGTAACCGCGGTTGAACGCTCGTCCAAAGGCGTGGTGGCGTTGATTCTGGAAGAGTCGGCCCCGACACACACCTTCAAAAGTTATGGTGGAATCGATGAAGTAACGGAGGCTGATTGGTCTGCGGACAACTACGATTTGATTTCAAAGACGTTTATGGGGAATCCTCGTAAAGTGATGATCCAGACAATTGATACTGGTGCTACGGAACCGGAAACTACCGTCGAAGCAATTGGTCATATCAAAAATAAAAAGTGGAACTACCTGGCGACACCGTACGCAACGACGACAACGGATGTCGCTTCTTTTATTACAGGAGAGCGTACCAACAATCACAAAACGTTCAAGGCTGTCCTTGCGAATGAAGTAGCTGATCATGAAGGCGTGATTAACTTCACGGCATCGAACATCGTGGTCGGAGGAAATACGTACACGACGGAGGAATACACGGCTCGTATCGCTGGTATTTTGGCAGGTTTGCCATTCACTCGAAGCGCTACGTACTTGGCACTTAATGAAGTGGATAGCGTGGATGAAGTGGCAGATCCAGACACGGCTATTGATAACGGAGAATTCATCCTTATTGACGATGGGGAAGTCGTGAAAGTCGGACGAGGAGTAAACAGTCTTACCTCCACGACTCAGGAAAAAGGTGAGCAATTCAAGAAAATCACCATTATCGATAAGCTGGATCAGATGCGTGACGATATCCGTGACACATTTGAATCTGAGTACGTTGGTAAGGTATTGAATGTTTACAACAACAAAATGCTACTTTTCTCCGCAATCACTGCATATTTCAGTGAAAACGTGCGGGAAGGCATTCTTGACCCAGACGGAGAGAACCGTGCGGAACTGAACTTCTCGGCACAGAAGAATTACCTGCAAGGTAAAGGCGTTGCTGTAGAAGACATGAAGGATCAGGAGATTCGAGAGTATAACACGGATACTCATGTGTTTGGACGAGCTTCTGTACGTGTGACCGATGCGATGGAAGATCTCGATTTCGATATCGCTATTTAATAAAGGGGTGAGAACATGAGACAAAAATATACTGGTGGCGAACAGATTAATGGAAAAAACGGCATGGTCTGGTGGGATGGCGAACCTATCTTTGAAGTAGAAGCTTTTGAGGCTACGATTACTGCTGAACGTGAGGCGGTCAACCTTGCCATGAAGTCAGGGGCAGGTACAAAGCTTACTGGGACAACGGGAGAAGGAACGCTTACCATCAAAAAAATGTTCACTCGTGGTATGCGTCGTTTTGTGGAAGCATGGAAACGCGGAGAAGACCCTATTTCTACTATGACATCGCTTCTGGATGATCCGCAAACGCCAGATGGCCAGGCAGAGAGATCGACGATGGAACGTGTATGGATTAATGAATTACCTTTGACCACTATTGCTCACGAGAACATGACCCAGGAGATCGGATTCGGATTCGATCCTGACTTTGTGGATGTGCAAGAAACAATCGATCCCGTTTAAGGAGGCAGCTGAATGAGTGAAGAAAAGAAAAAAGTATCCGTTCAGGATTTAATTAAACAGAAAGATGACATCGAAAAGAAAAAGAAAGAGACCTTTAAGATTTACGTGCCTTCTCTTGATGGGTATGTAGAAACGAAAAAAGCTACCCGTTCTCAGATCATCACTGGCACTCAAATGAGTGAGCAGGGTGAAGGTTACGAAGGAGACCACTACCTCATCTATCATTGTCTTGTTGATCCGAGTCTAAAAGACGATGAACTTTTGAAAACCTACGGCGTTGGTAAGAACAAGGGACATGAGATTGTTAGCAAAATATTTGAGTGGTATGAAGTGAGTATGTTAGCCCAGAAAATTGCAGGCGGCGACAAGATGTCACTGGTGGATGAGGTAAAAAACTCATAAAAACTGACGGGCAGTTTCACTTTTTGCACCATTACATGCAGAAAGGCATGGATCCCGATCAGTTGTTAAATATGAGTTATGCAAACAAAGTTCTTTATCAAGCTTCGATGGAGTTGGAACTTGAACAGCAAAATGATGAGCAAAAACAAATGAATAAAATGATGCAATCATTAGGAGGAGCGAAATAAGCTCTTCCTTTTTTTGTAGAGAAGGGAGGGCTACAAATGGCAGAAGAACGTTTTGGTGCGATACTGGAGATTAAGGATAAGTTCTCCTCTAAACTGAAAGAATTCAGTGGTGGTGTCGGACAGGCAAAAGCTGATGCGGAGGGTGCTACAAAGAAATCCGGAAAGCTCGGCGGAGCCATGAAAAAATCAGGGGATATGGCTAAAAAGGCGGCTCTTGGTTTTGGTGCAGCTGGGGCTGCAGGTGCCGCGGCTATGACAGGGTTGGTAACGAAAGCATCTTCGGCTTTATCTGAAATTGATAAGTTCAGTCAGGTGACCGGCATGAGTACCAAAGGATTCCAACAGTGGGATCACGTGGCTAAATCATTCGGCTTCTCAATGGAAGCAGCAGCGGGCGATATTGCCATGTTTTCTGAACGTGCCATGGATGCAGCAAAAGGCACCGGGGAAGGTGCTGAAATGTTCAAGGAACTTGGCATCAATGTAAAAGGTGCGAATGGGCAACTGAAATCGCAGGAGCAATTGTTCAATGAAACGATTGGCGCTCTTCAAGGCATGGAAGACACCACGAAACGTAATGCAATGGCTACGGCCATGCTCGGAACCACTGGTGAAGAGTTAGCGCCTGTGCTAAACATGACGAACAAAGAGCTCAAAAATATGAAGGGGAATGCGAACGTCATTCCTGAAAGTCAGATCAAGAAAGCGCAAGCCTTCAAGAACAGCTGGATGCAGCTGAAGTCATCCCTCGGTGGCGTGGCACTGACGATAGGTGCCAGTGTCCTCCCAGCTCTACAAGGAATTGTTACGAAGGTCAATGAGCACATGCCGACCATAAAGCAGGTTATGAATTCAGCGCTATCCGGTCTCGGGACGGCTTTTCAAAAAGTCGGTGACGTCGGAAGGTCCGTGTTTCAATCCATGAAGCAATTCATACAGCAGAATCAACCGACCATACAGATGGTGAAAGACTCGGTTGTTCAGCTGGGCAATGGTCTGAAGACAGCTTTTGAAAAAGCAAAACCGACGCTATTATTTTTGAAGGATGAAGCGCTCCCTACTCTTGGGGACGGGATCATGTTTGTAGTAGAAAAAGTGCTGCAGCTGAAAAATTATATTGTAAATAACTGGTCTGTTATCGGTCCATTGGTGACTGGAATTGTCATTGCTTTCGGTGCATGGAAAGTGGCAACGCTCACTCAAATCGGAGTTACTAAAACACTCACAGGAGTAACGAGAGCATGGAACATGGTTATGAGGATGAACCCTCTCGGTTTGATTGTGACCTTGATCGGTTTGGTCATTGGTGCGGGTATTCTTCTTTATAAAAACTGGGATACGGTGAAAGAAAAAGCAGGTCAACTGTGGTCTTCCGTCAAAAAGTTTTTCGGCAATATTTGGGATAAGACGAAACAAATATGGGATAACGTGAAGTCGAAGATCAGCAGCGCGCTGGAATCGGCAGGTGAATCGGTATCGAATTTCTTTTCTCCGTTGATGGACTTTATCGATCGAGTGAAAGGGAAGTGGGATGATTTCACTTCTGCTCTATCGAATTTCAGCTTGCCAGGTGCTGTCAGTAAGGTGGCCGGATGGGTTGGCAAAGGTGCAGGTGCTATCAAAAATCTAGTTGATGGCTCTCACGCGAAAGGTCTACGATCCGTTCCATTTGATGGTTACGTTGCAGAATTGCACAAAGGAGAGACAGTCCTTCCGAAAAAAGAAGCTGATATCTATCGTAGCGGTGGATTGAATGCTCAACGGAACCAGTCTTCTGGTGGTGGATCTGCTCCGACGAGAAACGTATCTCACAATGATAACTCGAAGAAGCAAAGCATCAATCATAATTACATCACGTTGAACATTCAAACAAGAGCGAAGACAGCAATGGAATTTATTAATGAAGTGCTGCCGGAACTAAAAGAAACGCTCGAAAACATGGCATAAGGAGGGAGAAGTTATGGAAATATACCTATCTATCAATAACAGAGAAGAAGTCATGCAGATCCCTGTACTCCCTCCAGAATTCAAAATCAACGATCCTCAAAATAACGACACGTTCACTACCATACGTCAGGGCGATATCAAACTGATTGGTCTGGAAGGTTTGAAGTCGTTCTCCTTATCTTCCTTTTTTCCGAATAAAGAATACTACTTCTCCCAGAACAATGAAATGTTCGGGTGGGATTATGTCGAAACCATCGAGAGATGGAAAAAGCGACGCTTGCCACTCCGTCTCATAATCACAGGCACCCCGATTAACTGGGCGGTGGCTATTGATTCATTTGAATATGGGACCCAGGACGGAACAGGGGACATCTACTATACGATGACCTTCACCGACTTCCCATTCATAAGGGTGTGATGGTATGCATCAAGTATATACAACCTTTTCAAACGGGAATCTATGGGACATTTCCCCGATTGTTGGTTCATTATCGTGGCAATCAGAAATTAAAACTTTAGGGCAAAAATTGAGTTTTGATGTTGCTTATAGTGACATGCCGTTCTTTCCGGACAATCCTGTTGATGTAGGTGGCATGATTATTGTAAAGAATGATGGCTCAGAAGTTTTACGAACCGTTGTTACTTCGGAAAATAAAACAGGGAGAGATCCTATAAACTACTCTAGCTTCGATCCTGCCTTCTATCTGAATAAATCGAAAGTCATTTATCAATTCAATACGAATGGTGATAAGGCTATTCGTAAGATATGCCGAGACTTCGGAGTTCCAATTGGTAGTGTCGTTTCTATACCTACCAAAATTGATGAAATTTATAATGGGAAAACTCCAGCTAAAATATTTAAGGATATCCTGGCAAAAGCGAAAGCAGATCAAGGTACTTCTTATGTCATGGAGATGAGACAGGGGCGGCTGTATATTGAAAAGCAGGATGATGTAATAGTAAATGCGCGGTTCGATCATGCACCAAATATCACAGGCGTTGGTCTACAGTATTCCATAAGCAATCCTTCGCGCAAACGATCTATTGATGAAATGAAGAACAGTATTCAAGTGGTCAAGGATGACAGCATTGTATTTACGACTGGCAGTCAGTCGTTGATTGATGAGTATGGTTTACTCCAAGAGACAATTGATGCAGACGATGATCAGTCGATGGCACAGATTCGGAATATGGCGAAAAACAAATTGAATGAACTGGCAAAAATCCATGAAGAGACGTCGCTTGAATTGATGGGTGTCGATGAAGCGAGAGCCGGTCGTCTGTTAGATATTGAAGAACCGATCACAGGTATGAGTGGTCGTTTTTTAATTAAAAAAGCTAGTCATACGGTTAGTAACGGCCATCATACGATGAAGCTTGATGTGGAGAGGATATCATGAATAATGGAATGGAAGAATTCGCAAGCCTATTCAAAGATAGAGAAAACCCGGACCTTCCGGACTGGACCACAGGAAAGGTCGTACAAACCTCCCCTCTCAAAATAAGGGTGAACGAAAATATTTTGTTGGAACAAAGGAAATTAGTCATACCAGAACGACTAAACGGATCGTTTGTTAAAGGAGATATGGTTGTATTGTTTCCTTCCCAGGACTATAAGCGGGTGTATGTAGCAGATAAGGTGGTGATGTGATGTTCCCGAAAGTGACGAAATTGGAACAGGTGGAAATGGCTACTCAAGCATATGAAGAGGAGTTGACCGATCATGGCCACTCTTATCTCTTTGATTTTGATCTGGGTGATTTTGTGCTGCGTGACGGAGCCCCTGTGAAAGCAGAAGGCAAGGAAGCTGTGAAAATGTGGGTGGAGATGGCCATTCGAACGCAAAAGAATAGATACGATGCTTATGAGGGTTCAACCTTCGGGGTTCAGACAGATGATCTCCGAGGGCATGTATATTCCCGGGAATTCGTGCAGACTGAACTGCAGCGGGAAATTCGGGAGACACTTACGGTCCATCCAGCCATCGAGTCGATATCGAACTTCTCCTTTGAGAGAGACGGTTCTTTGCTCCGGATCGCATTCACGCTTAATACAATCTATGGCAGTGAGCCGATGGAGGTGGAAGGATAATGGCACGAGAAGATGAGATTCACCAGGAGATGCTTGATGGCATTGATAATTCTTATGAAAAAGTAGAGGGGTCATTCCCTTATGCTTTAACAAGACCTCCTGCAATTAAAATCGCAGCTGTCGAAAAAGACCAAGAAGCTATAACAAACAAGCTCTCTATTGAAAATTTAAGTGGCGATGAACTGGAAACGCGCATCAATGATCGTACTGGTCTGAGTCGCCGTCCAGCTACACACGCTATCGGTGAACTGCAGGTAGAGGGAAACGGTACCGTCAATCAGGGAGATGCTTTTGAAACCGAAGCAGGGGTGCAATATGAAGCGACAGAAACCGTCACGATTGATGAGACCGGAACAGTAAGTATCAAAGCGGTAGAAGCCGGGACCATCGGAAATGTACCTGCGAATCAGATCACGCAGATACCTGTGACCTTGGATGGTATCAATGCCGTGACGAACCCGTCTCCCACGTATGATGGATTTGCAGCGGAAAGTGACACTGATTTATTAGATAGATATTATGAAAAAATCCGAACCCCTTCGACCAGTGGGAATAGATATCATTATATTAACTGGGCGAAAGAAGTTCCCGGTGTTGGTGAAGTTCGCGTGTTCCCTCTCTGGAATGGAGATAACACGGTAAAGGTCGTCATCATCGACAGTGATCGCACACCTGCCTCTCCGGAATTGGTAAGCGATGTACAGGAAGAAATCGATCCCGGTATTACCGGTTTAGGCGATGGCACTGCTCCTATTGGAGCTTTCGTTACGGTGGAGAGTGCTACGGCTCTTACCATAGATGTTTCATTTACCGTGACAATCACGACCGGCTTCTCACAGTCTGATGTAGAGACGGAAGTAACTCAGGCTATCACTGATCACTTGTACGATGTAGCCTTTCAAGAGGACTATGTCAGCTATGCACAGATTGGTGCTTTGATACTCGGATGTGAAAGCGTGGCTGATTATACGAACCTTACAGTGAATGGTGGTACCAGTAATGTTTCTGTTGGTGAACAGGAAGTTGCTGTGATGGGAAGTGTGACCATTGCCTAAAACGATGATCGAGATGCTGCCTCCGCATCTACGGAAGAGTGGCATCATTAATGAAATATTTGATAGTGAGCAGCTGGTGATCGATGACTTGCGATTAAGCGTTCAGGACTTGCGAGATCAGATGGATTTCAGTACAGCGACCTGGGCGCTTGAAATATATGAGAAAGAATACGGCATCAGTGTAGATGATAGTAAACCGGACAGTGAACGACGTTCGGTGCTTATCTCTAAATCACGTGGATCCGGACAGGTTGATGCTGATCTCTTAAAAGCCGTGGCCGACTCATATACCAATGGTGACTGTGACGTATCTTTTACGGGAGTCATCGAGATTACGTTCAACTCTTTCATTGGACGACCACCGAATATGAATGACGTAGAGCAGGCATTGGAAGATACGAAGCCGGCTCACTTGCGTATGGAATTCACCTTCCGGTACTACACCGTGGATGAGATTGAAGCTATGACACTGAATGATTTGGAGACGGAGACCCTAAGTAACTTTGCTCCGTTTGGATAGGAGGGATAACAATGGCGACAAATACAAATAAATTCGGTTTATACAAAAAAGACCCTGCCACCGATGGTGCAGACACATTTAATATAGAAACGATGCTCAATGAGAACTGGGATGAAATAGATGCTCAGGCACAAAAGGAAATTCCAGTTAGTGATACAGAACCAGCCGATCCGACCGTAGACCCTTTGTGGTTTGATACGAGTGGCACGAATCCTGTGCTCCGTCATTATGACGGGACAGCTTATCAGCCAGTCGGAGAAGTGAACCAGGAGGATTTGAACGCTCATATAAACGCATCTAACCCTCATGGAATTACGACAGCGAAGATTGGTGCTGAACCTTCTTTTATAAAGAATACTGCTTTTAATAAAAACTTCGGCACCACCTCTGGAACCGTTGCTGAGGGTAGTTATGCAAAGCAAACCAGAGATCAAGTTACGACGCATCAGGCGGATGAAACGAACCCTCATAATGTGACGAAATCTCAGGTCGGACTCGGAAATGTAACTGATGACCAACAAGCCACTAAAACGGAATTTGATAATCATACAGGCACTGCCAATATTCACAGAAAAATTACGTTTGGAACCGCAGATCCTACAGGTGGAAGTGATGGCGACATCTACTTCCAGTATGAGTAGGTGATGTAATGGCGAAGCAAACATGGGTAAATATTAGTGGCACATGGCGGAAAGTTGTAAGTGCATGGAGTAACGTCAATGGTACATGGAAAAAAGACGTTATGCCGAAAGGCATCGTGAGCGGAAGTTGGAAAGAGTTTATGCAATACGTTTTATCATATGTGACGAGAGTTTGGGAAGAAGATGCTATGCGCAGCGGTCATGAAGATGTGATTGTCGATGGATTAAGCAATGTTTATGTTATTACCGATTACGGTACTTACATTCAAAAATATGATCCTAACGGTAGCTTAGTTTGGTCAGTGTTAAGTAACGACGTTTACGGGATTGCTGGAGACGATTTTTCTTCATTGGCGGAACACAAAAGCGCCCCTAGCAATTATTTTTACGTAGGGGGCGAGAGCGGTGCATTCAGAATTGATGCAACGAGTGGGTCCAGTGTAAATGAAAATACAGATAGTAGTTATCTCGACGTAACCGAAATTATACAAGACCCCGTTTCTAATGATGTGTTTGTGGCGACGTTCAGGTCAAGCTCTACACGGATTGAACGCTGGAATGAAGATTTTAGTAGTTCCGTTTGGTTCAGGAATCTAAGTCATAGCGATATGATCACTTCAATGCACTATGATGATATTAATGACCTCCTATTTTTGGGGGACAATGGCGGTAGGTTGACTAAAATCAACGCTGGCAATGGAGGGATTGCTTGGGAAGAAGTAGTTGGTAGTAGTGTTTTTGGCGTAGCGTCTGATGCGAATGGTAATTCGTACTGCCTTATAAGCTCGGATGACATAATCCAAAAGGACACTGACGGTAATACTATATCAACAACAGATATGAGCAGTCTAAACCCTTACGGTATGGAAGGTAAAATGGAAAGCGGGTCTTTGTACTTGTATGTAAATGGATTCAATAACGGTATAGATAAACTTGATGAAGAGTTAAACATCGTATGGAGAAATGTTGGATTGTCTGATGCGGATACTGAATGTCTGTACATTTCCGACAACTATGAAATTGCAGTAGGTTCTTATTATACAGCGCAAAAAGTAGGCTTACTAGAACAATACTAGGAGGGATAAATATGCCGATAGTATTTTTAAATGCTAAAAACGAAGTAGTGAGAATACACTACCAGCCGTCTATGCTTGAAGATGACCAAAAAGTTGACGGAATAGAGGTTGACACAATACCTGATCCTGAACAAAAAGAAGGTAAAAAGTCTGTACTTAAATACACATCAGAAGACGGTCTTTTTTATGAGTATGTCGAACGTCCTTTAAGGGACAAGGAGCGAATCGAAAGACTGGAACGAGAAAACTCAGATGTGAAAATGGCACTAATTGAACAGGACATGCTTTCTCAGGAAGAAATTACATCGTTGAAGCAGTCTCTTATCGAATTAGATATGGAACTACAAGCAATGAAAGGAAGTGCTTAGAATGGCGAGTATTTATGCAGACATGATCGAAGCAGGGTTGTTCCCTTATGAAAACGTACCAACTTCTCGTAAAGAAGCCGTAGATGCCGAACTGACGGAACGTGGGTATTTTAGTAGTTAAACATCAGGAATCTTATGTGTCTTAATACACATTAGTGTGTATTGATAGTTATAGGTAATTATTGGACAATGTAACCATGCTATTTTGGAGGTGGTTACATGAGCACCAGTCGACACAATATTACCTTAGAGGATGGCGTGTACGATGAATTTTGTAAGTACGCTGGAAAGAAAGGTATCAAAGTTTCAACCTGGGTGAACGTGAAAATGAAAGAGTTCATTGAGGAAGAGAAGATGATCGAGGAGTACCGGAGAAACAAGAAGGATTAAAGCACTCATTATGGGTGCTTTTTTCTTTTAATATTTGTGACGCATAACTCTACACTCCTATCTATAAACCTCTATAAATGCTGATATATCAGTATTTGTGGGTAATTTAAACTAACGGAATCTTATGCGTCGTAGATGAAAGTTAAATTTTTTAAAGAAATTTCCCACAAAACGTAAAACTCCTCTGTTATATTCGTATTACTACTATAGGATACAAAGGAGGAGTTTTACTATGAAAGATTTTGAAATCAAGTACACAGTGACGGAGAGTTTTTCGGAAGTTAACAAGGGTAGTCGCATAACAGAAATCACACTTGGTGAGTATGACGAACAAATGGCTAAAAAAGCGATAGGTTCAGAAGTAGGAGTACCGTCGGAACATATTAAAATATTAAAAAGTACAGAGGTTTAAAGCATCTCCACCCAGGAGGTGCTTTTTATTATGGTTCGGGAGGTGAGAGTTATCGGTAAACAGGGACAGTCCAAAACCAAACAAGCCAATCAGCGTAATGGTCACAAAGGAAAGTATGCCAAGGGTAATAAAAAAGGAAAGAAATAATTCAGGAGAGGGGCTGCGGCTCCTCTTTTTCTATTAAAAGGTATTGCTTAGTTAGGGGGCAAAGGATGGATGTAATGATGAATACAGCGAAAGCAGGGACGATGGGGGCATCGTTTTTTATCAGTTATTTATTCGGAGAATGGAGCGTGCTACTAGGAGCGCTTTTGTTTTTTGTCAGCTTCGATTTTGTAAGTGGACTCATGGCGGCATGGCATAACAATAATGTCCGAGCCGAGGTAGGGTTCTGGGGGATACCGAAAAAGGTGATGATTTTCGGTGTAGTGGCTCTGGCTCATATCTTCGATAAGGTTTATCTTGATCAGATTGGTGAGCCATTAGCTATTGGTGAATTTCAAGTGTCCGTGATGGCCGCGACGATTTTATATTATCTGGTGAATGAATTTATCAGTATCACGGAGAATCTCGGGAAGATGGGGATGCCAGTACCAGCACCACTCAAGAAAGCAGTGGAGGCTTTTAAAGATGACGATTACAGCTACGGAAAGAAAGAGGGGCGTAAATAATGCCATTCAGCTTTGAATCTTTACCTCAACTTGAAAATGTAAGACCCGACTTGCCACACGATGGAAGGAACCCGACAAATAGCACAGCAGCAAAAACAGACATTGCGATACATCATTCTCTTACAGATGGGGGTGATGCTTTTTCGTTTGCTCGATTTCATACAAACCCTAAACCAAAAGGACAGGGGTGGCCAGAAGTAGCGTATCACTTCGTCATAGAGAAAGACGGCACGATCCAGTGGTGTCATCATCCAAGAGTTATAGGGTATCACGTAGGCAACAGCAATAGCTTCGCGTTAGGCATCTGCTTAGTTGGTGACTTTCGAGACACCGAACCTACGGACGCTCAGAAGCAATCGCTCTATGACCTGCATAAGTGTCTCGTGAAAGACCTACCGAATTATAAACGCACTCGTGGCCACGATGAGTTCCCGGGGTATAGCTGGAAGCCGTGTCCGGAATTTGATTACGAAGCTGTCATTAATCGCGCAACAGCTGTCAAAGGTGTCAGTACTGCTGAAAAAGTTAAAAAGGGAGAGAAACAGAAAATGTATAAACCGAGTAATGAAGCAATCAAGAACAGTACAGCTCGTGTCCTTCGTCGTCTGGAGCAAAAAGGAGAGCCATCCATCAGCTCTGTTCATCGAGAGAAACTTGAAAAGGGAGAGCTTCTCGAATCGGATGCAATCGGTCTATTGTATGTAGGGCTGGATCGTGAGCTTATCCAGGGTAGTGACTAAGTAACCACTTACCCCTCTTACATTAGAGGGGTTATTTCCCTTTTTTTGAAACTTCCATTATAATGAAACGTATACATACCATAAGGAGGATGATTCGGATGGGATTTAAACAGTGGTTTGTCGAAGGTACGAAAGATCACATGAAACCGAAAGTCGAACTGAACATCATCGCCGGTAGTGAAAAGTTGAATGCGAAGTTTCCACAAGGATTTGATAAGACCAACATGTTCAAAGAGAAAGAGAACGGGGTGGTGAAAATCTTTGTTCCAGGTAACGATAACATTCGTGCGGATCTGAAAGACATCGTATGGGAGAAAGACGCCGAACGTAGTGGAGGGAAAGCAGCTGCCGGAGCTATTGGCGGGGGCCTTGTTCTCGGACCTCTCGGTGCGATTGGTGGTGCTGCTGTAGGCGGTCGAAAGAAAGACACGTCCAGCGCGTTTCTGTACTTACAGCCTCACGAAGAAGATGAGGATATGGTGCTTCATGTGGAGTGCGATAAGAAGATGTACCAACAGATCTCCAAATGGAGAGCATAAAGAGAAGACAGCCCGTCCGGTAACATGGATAGGCTGTCTTTTTTCATTTAATCTTATTATGCACATATAATAGTAGAAACTTGGAATAAGAATGTAGTATCTAGGATACCAACAGGATACCATTTTCGTGAAAATCAGTACCAAAACGGAAAAACACAAAACAAAATATAAAATTTGAAAGCAACAAACGTTGATGCGAAAGCATTTTGTGATACAATAAAATAACTTGTGGAACGGCACCAACAGCCTTCTAAGCTGTAGGTCGTAGGTTCGAATCCTACTTGGGACGCT